TTAATCAAAGATAATCCGTCTTCATGGTCTAGAATCTCTATGAAGTATTCGGAATCATTCATCGTTAATTTCTCCAGTATCATTACCGTGATGTTCAATCCTGTGACAGTTAGCACAGAGTAAGTCACACTTGTCTAACTCTTTCACTATGTTCTCCCAACTACTAGAACAAAGCTTACCTACACTACCTTCCTTCTCTGAAGGATCTCTATGATGGAAATCAAAAACATAAGCAGGAAATTCTCCACTACACTTCATACATTTACCACCAAGATATTCTACTGCTCTTTTCTTTTTATCGTTTCTTAGTTTCCTTGTTTCTTTAACATCACATGTTTTACAGATGTAGGTACGTTTTTTCTTTTTACCGTACCAGTTATCACCATCTACCAATTCAACATCACATACTCTGCAGTTTGGCATTTGCTAACTCCTCAGCATATCCAAGCTTAGGTTGTTCCTTCAGTGGAATGCTACGATTAGCAAGTGCATTCATCTCAGCCATCTCTTTCTTGTGAGGTGTCCATGCCTTCAGCTTAGGAGTCTTACGTCTGTAGTGAATGTTCTTGAGTGCTGCCTGAATCTGTGGGTTATTCGGCTGAGCCTTAGCCAGCTTCTCTAACCTAGCCTTACGATTCTTTTCGTAGTTGTAATTCTTGTAGTGTTCAAGATCACTCTTACTCGTCTTCTTACCCTTCGCCATACTTTAGTTTTCCTTCTGATAGTAGTGTCTCGTAGATGTCAAAGACTTTATTCGCTCGTGCTTCATGAATCTCCATCAAACCAAGCAGATAATTCATACGCTGATCTTCAGTCATCTTATCCATACGATGATAGAGATTCTCTATATCTTCTTTGGTGTGCCATACTTCCATGATGGCCTGCTCTAAATCAAACGCATCTAGTTTTTTAATAGGCATAATCATCCTCATATTCTTCTGGGTCTTCAACGATAGGAAGGTACTCAGGGCAGTCCTTCCAGAAGTCTGACTCAGTTAAAGATACACCAAAATTACCGCTCACTAAAGTCCAATCAACATTAAAGTTTTGATTACGCTCACAAGTTTCATTTATGCAGTCATCAGATGAGCAATAAATAATGTCAAGATTTTTTAACATCTCTAACCTCCAGCACGCAGCCTTTAGGAAAGACTGTGACTGTTCCATTACCGGGAACAGTATCACAGATCACAACTTTCTTTTTGTTGTTTGTAATCAGGTAGCCTACAGTTTCAAAGACAGGGCAATCAGGATCTAAATCCTCACACCACCCTGTTTCTGATTGTATGTCTTCCCACTTAACGATCACTAGTTTCGGAGGTGAGGTCAACAATTTCGCAGGCTCCACCTGAGCATGCGTATGTTTGACTACCTGCCGTGTTGTCTTCTTGCTCATACTTAGACAAGTCTTCCCAATTGATGTTAGGTTCAGGATGATTTTCTAACCAATCATAATACTCGGTTTCCGTAATCTCCTGATACGGTGCCTGACGGTAGCTATGCTCAGAGTGAGGAAGAAAACTAACACCAGAAACGGAATTAAAATTATTCCAAATCCAAGCACCAACATCCATCCACTCATGCTCTTTAACGGAGATCGTAACAGACGGTTTATGTTCACACCAGTCATCTTGATAAGTCTTCCATAATTCAAGGTGATCAATAGCATTCAAGTCATCACGTACCACACAGTTATCAGGTGCCTTCATTGGGAAGTAGAAGACAGTGGTGTGGTCCGGCTTCATTACATCGGCTTCCCAATATACTCCCGAATCTTTGAGAAACTGAGTGATTGGGTCTTTGTTATCGCCTCTAACAGTTCGTAGATAATACTGGCTATGCCGAGTATGAATACCGCTGGCAGCGTCAACCAACTGAGAAACGGTACCGCTAGGCTTAACACAAGTGACGGCAGCAGAAGCGTTAATCCCAAGACGATTAGCCCATACATTATTAACAGCAACAGCGTGGTCACGCAGATCATTAAGGACTTTCTTAAGATTTTCATCGTTAGTACTCATCATTTTGTTATCAAGGATACCAGTAAGGCTTACACCAAGGAGTGCCTCCTCTGCAGTATTATCTCTCCAGCCCTTACTAAGATACGAAAATTTTGTAAGTGTTGCCTGAAGTGTTCCCAGTATTGCGGCAACTCCCACTTTACGCTTAAGGGTTTCAAGCGTATCGTCATGTCGGACGATGACCTCACTGAGATTGCAAAATTGCTTTGGCCGAAGAATAATCTCGCTACATGGATTGCATCCAAAATCATGTTCTGTGTCTCTTCGTCCCAAACTGGCAACCTTTTCCTTAGCTGCAGCTCGGTTAAAAATTCCACGCTCTCCTGACTTGGATTCATAAAGTGCCACCCATTCCTTCATGAAGGTACCCATCTCAACAGGACCAACATAGCATACAGAGTTGTTAGCGAGTGCTCGCTGAGGATTGTCTTCCCACCAAGCACCAGCCTTAGCTACTGCCATGTTGTGATCTTCAAGGTCGGACAGTGAGATCATTGCACTGCGGCGCACACCACCGACCACAACAATCTCAGCAATCTTACACATTAAGTCATGTGCTTCGATAGGCTTTAGCTTACGGCCTGCTGCCTTCTTAAAGGTCTCGATGGAAAACTTAAAGAGATCTTCCAGTGGCTCAGGACCAGACGCACGACCACCAAAGGTCTTTAGTCTTGCTCCTTTTGCTCGGACTCCTGAGAGATCCCACTTTGGAATGTTGCCAGAATAGAGTAGAGACAACAGTTCTTTGTATGCCTTAGCCCATCCATTCTTAGAATCTGCAACAACGATTGTAGTGTCGGAATCGTGGAAGGTTTCTGCGATGGTGGGGAGTTTGTTGACATACTTTTCTTCGACTGAGAATCCTACTCCGGTGCCGTTCATGAGAATCTGCAGTGACTCATCGAAGGCACGTGGAGAATCCACTGCAGTATATGCACAATTATAACCCGCTACGTTATCACGCTCAAGGGCTTTGCCTGCAGTCATCAAGGCACGCATGGATGGCATGACTTCTAGATTCAGGATGGCATCACGCAACTCACGCTTGCTTTCCTTAATGTCATAGCCGTGGTTATCAATCAGATGTTTCTGAAAGAAATCAAGATAACGATCCACCGTCTCAGGCCATGCTTCACGGCGACCCTCTTCTGGCATCCATCGAGCATAGCGGCTGCGGTGAATGAAGGTCTGATAGTTGGTGGGGAATTCATTCGTCATCGTCTACTCCATAATAAGAATGTTTAGGTTTACGTTTGTATTTCTTTTCATCAGGTACGATACGCTGATGCCACATAGGATCTGATCGAACAGAGTGTTTGAGTTTGTTCTTGATCCTATGTTGTTTCTTTTCTTTGTCGCTCGACATTAGTGACAAGTCTCTCCAAGTACCATTGAGCTTTCTTAAGATCTTCTAGTCCGTTCTTCTTACGCCAGCGAGATACATACTTTACGATGTTCCCTTCGAAGAAGTCAAGGTTGTTTGCCTCAATAAATTCTATGGGCTGAATGCTGGACTTATAGTGCTCTGGGTTTGTGTTGTCTTGCAGTAGTGGATGATGAAGAAGATAGTCTGACTTAGTGTTGTGCTGATTCATCTTGTAGCTCCGAGATTAATCTTAATCCTTGGATCTGTGCATCTTCTGCATTGTCCATCAAGTAGGATACGAAAGAATGTGCAAGCGGTACAAACACTTGTTCTCTGTCAGAACCTTCTTCGGTAAGATCAATGATCTCAACTTCCGGTCTGCCGTTGGCAACACCGATGGCGATGTAGACATACCCTTCTTTGAATGTAGTGTAAGCTTCAACTTCATCTTGATCCGCAGTGTGGTAATCATAATCAATATCTTTTAGTCCAGACATTTGAGATCCTTTTTCATTTCTTTGATGGTGTCCAGCGTATACCATTTAAATCCTTCCTTCTCACACCAGCGAGACATGGTTAGCTTGGACCCTTTACGAACTCTAGTGTCCGGTCTATACAGTATAAAGATCAACTCCTGCCCGTCAAGACAGTCTCGGATTGCTTTGTACTTCTGAGTGTCCCCAATTCTAAAGAACCCTTTGCATTCAATTAGATACTTACCTTTCTTGAAGTCAGGTATGTAATCCCTGTGGATAAAGTATGGAATCTTTTCAGGTTCGTATGCCCATCCAGTCAGTTTCTTTCCTACTTCTTCTTCAAAGTTATTTCTGTATTGTGGTTTAGGCATGCTTGTACATCAACTTCATGGCTCGATAGAACCACCGATAAGAGTAGGCTGAGTGACGAGCAGTGCCTCTAGAGTAAACATAACTCTGAGGAATTTGTTTCATCACTGACTCTGGTGTTGCTTGACCTCTCTGGTCTTCAGGTAGCTGATCATCAAACCACTTCATCATCTGAATCGTAGCTTCTCTACGCAACATCTTTGCTTGTTTACCATTCATTAGTAATCTCCATCAATGATCTTTGTCCATGCTGTTAGAATGTATCGCTCACCTTTTGTGACTGCCATTCCTCTATGAATGTGTGTAACTCTTCCGGGAAACATAACACAGTGACCGACAGGTAGTGGTGGTAATTTCAATTTCTGATTATAGAATTCAGTACCACCACCTTCAAAACCACTACTTAGCGGAACAACAAAAGTAATATCAGAAGATGAATCGTGATGCCAATTACCATGTTTCTGATTGGTAGGATCGTAGCATGCTATCTGTGCATCTGCAAGCATGTTTGATTTACATTTCCACTTGTCATAAGAAACCAACGAAAGTAATTCAAGTATGTATTTCTTATAGGTATCATGTAGTCTTTGATCCATCTCACGTAAACGAATCTCAGGCATGGATCTATACTGATCTTCATTAGGATTGCGTTCCCAAGCAACACCAGACTTTAATGTTTCTTCTAGAAGCTTTTCACAAAACTCTTCAGTGAAAGCTGGAAAGGTTATAATGTCTGGTGCAGGTTCACTACAGATTGAATCAACGATCTTAAGGTTTACAAACTCATTATCAGAAGTCTCAATGTCATCATCGTTCTGATCTAGAATCAGGAAAGCATCGAAGGCTGCTGCTTTGAAATCAGGATGAATGAAATTAGTATTGACTTCATATAAATCAGGATGGGTTATATTCATCTGTTACTTCATCCACTCGTGGAGGCTTAGGAAGATCACCAATAAAGAACTCATCACCACTAGCATAACGAAATACTCGGAGACCTTCCTCGGAGTAACACCGTACCTTGTGGTGACACCATAAACAATCCTTAGCAATCTTCGTATTGCCGTTATCCTGTACAACCGGCGGATAACAAAATACTGGCGGCACTTCGTTTGCCAGTTGCTTACGAAGAGTATCAATACGATCAATAGGATTAGGAAGATCAATGAAGTCAGGGCGGAACAAAGTTAATTCACCTGATACTTTATCCACAACCAAGAACCCACCACCATCAGTACCGTATGCATGTTCATAGCCAGCAAGCTGAGCCATGTATCCAAATGGATCTTCGGTAGCCACACGACCAGTCACAAACTTCTTGAAAGAGTAAGGTGATGCGGTCTTCACATCGACAACATG